TATCTTTTTCTGGATGAAGATATGCCAAAGGTCCCCAAGCTGATGGAAACATCATATCTTTTTCTGAATGGTATAGAGAATAATTGACATGTCTAAGATTTACAATTATTTCACCATCATCATCTATAAAAATGGAGGGATTCATTAATCCCGTTCCCTTACTCAAACCTTCTTTTATAACCAAAGGTGCTAGTTTACCTCCAGCATTAATTGCTTTTTGGACTAAGTTCATTTATTGATTATATCTTATTAGGCGGGGTTTTGTAAAGATGCTTGTGATATAAGAGATTGAATTTTTTCTTGAGTTAATCCCGCCGCAATTAATTTATCATTTGCCGCTTGAACTAAATCAATTTCAACAGATTTTGATGCTATAAATTTACCTGTAGATTCATCATACGTCCATCCAATACCCGCTGGATTTTCAGATGTGTATTCAATTAATTTTACACCTAATGCATTTAAAGCATCTTCTGCATCGTCAGTAACAATTACATTAGATACTGTATTTCCGCCCATTACTGCATATGTTCCCATTTTATCTCCTTAGTAGTATAGATATAGACTTATTATATTCGTATTTTATTGGCATGATAACTCCTTAGTAGTAGAGAAGGACTGCGCCTGAACCGCCGTTGCCGCCTGTGCCACTAGTAGAAGCACCGCCACCACCGCCACCGCCTAAGCCACCTTGTCCACCGTTATTAAAAACACCAGTAGCAGTACCAGCAGGGGAACCATTTGGATAACCATTTCCTAAAAATCCAGCGCCACCCGAACCGCCACCAAAAGTTGTTCCAGTTCCAGCAGTCACAGTTCCACCATTGTAGAAATCACCGTCTCCACCTTTGCCGCCCGTGCCTATACCCGATGTTCCTGCCGCACCGCCACCGCCGCAGATAAGTCCTCTGCCGCCAGCAGTAGCCGTTATATTTCCAGTTATGGTTGATGAACCTGCTCCACCGCCTGATGAAACACCAGGCGAATTACCACCGCTAGCATAGCTAATACCACCTTGACCAATGCTAGGTGCACCTGTATATGAAATTGCTGAAGTTGAGCTTTGATTAGGAGTTAGTACGCCGCCACCGCCACCGCCTGGAGTGTTAGATTGTGCTCCACTCCCACCGCCAGCCATTACCATTCCGTAAATACTTGGTGCGCCATTCGCGCCAGCGCCAGCAGTTGATGAACCACCACCACCAGCACCAACGGTTACAGTATTTGTTGCATAAGTCCAACCTGCTGAATATCCGCCTGCTCCACCGCCACCAACTCCACCTGATGCAACCGAAGCGCCAGCTCCACCGCCGCCAATCACAATTGCATAAACACGGTTTATGCCTGTGGGAATTACGACAGAGAAAGTTCCAGCAGTAGAAAATGATTGCTGTAGTTTGAACCCGTAAGGAGAATCTGTAAAAGATGAATTGTTATAGATAGATACGCTCATGTTGTCTCCTAGTAGAAAAGATAAAGTATTCCTGCGCCACCATACGAGCTAGTACCGCTCGCATTTGAGGCTCCACCACCGCCACCACCCAGTCCACCGTTGCCACCGTTGTTACCAGAAGCATTTGAACCGTTACCCGCTACTCCTGCGCCACCACCACCAGCACCAGCAGTTCCAGTACCAGTTGTACCTGTGCCACCTGTGTAAACAACTGTTGGCGTTAAAATTGAATTTCCCGAACCGCCATTACCACCAGTTCTGCTTCCTGTAGTTCCAGTTACAGCTCCACCACCACCACCTGCAAAACCTGAACCGCCGTTACCAGCCGTTGCTGCGGTAGATACTCCCGTTATTCCAGCAGTTCCACCGCCACCACCTGAAATACCATTACCGCCGTTGCCAGCAGTAGAAGTACCACCAGCGCCGTACTGACCATATCCACCGCCACCGTGAGAACCGTTATTTCCGTTAAAAGATGTTGCGCTTCCGTTAGCGCCAACTGGCATACCAAAATAATTAGCCGCCAATTGGTTTAGATAACCACCAAAAGAAGTTGCACCACCACCCGTTGATGGTTGACCGCCTACTGCCATTATATGTCCATAACGAGTATAACCAGCAAGACCGCCATTCACGTTACCAATTCCACTAAAACCAACTGCACAAGATGAAGTAGCTAATGTCCATCCCCAAGATATTGCGCCTGCGCAGCCTGAGCTTCCAGCCGTACCGGTAGTACCCCCACCCCCACCGCCAATTGCAATTGCATACACGAATGTAATACCAGCAGGTATGGATGTTGGCAAAGTAATTGGTGCCGCCGTTCCGCCAGTTGACGCACCTGTTGTAGCAGTAGCAATTCTAAAAGTTGTAGCAGTCGGTGTGTCATAAATAGTAAATGTGCCGCTATAACCAGCAATAGAAGTTGAAGCGATAGTTACGCTTTGATTTGGCACAAAAAGATGATTATAGGTAGTTGTATGTGTTGCATAACCACCCGAAGCAGTAGTGGTGGAAATTATGTTTCCCCATAAAGTCTGTTGAAGATTTAGTCCGTAAGGCAAAATGAAGTGAGTATTGGCAAATGGCGTAGCGTTATTGCCTTGCATACCGCCTGATACGGGAGAGCCAGCTTGCCCTCTGCGGATCGGGTTACTCATCAGGCAATCCTGTTGACATACCCGCTAATGGTGATAACCGAAGCGGTTGCCGCGAAAGCATAAACAGTAGAAGCCGCCGAGCCTGTACCCGTCAATGGCAGTCCTGCAACGATAAGAACATCGCCTGACTGTGGGGCTAGGGTAATTGGCTTGGCATTTTGTACCGAACCTGTACCGCCAAACTGAACCGTCAGCAAGACAGGAGAGGTAGAAGTGTTGTTGGCATAGAGCCATACTTCATCTATTACTGTTGATGATGTACCTGTTGAATGAATAACTAATGTTGAAGGAGTAGTCGTATTAACGGTAATGGGCTGACCGTAAGATGAGCCCGAAAGAAGTGTCTTTGTGAAAGTTGCCATGAGTTTATTATACCATTCCTATCCAAATATTTGAGAACTAAGGACTATTTGATCCCCGTCGCCTTTAGAGAAGTTACCTGCTGAGTCTATCTTAGAAAGAACCGTACCTGATGAGTTCCACCATTGAGTCATATCAGGCGTTACGCCGCCAGCAACTACGGCAAGTGTTCCGCCCGATGTATATGTATCCGTAAGGGCTACGGTAACTGTTATAGTGTTTTGAGAACCTGCCGTTACGGTTGCCGCAATTACGTTGAATCCTGAACCTGCCGTAGCTGATGGGTTACCCGTAGAAACTACACCCGTTACGGTGATGGTTTGACCTATGGTTACTACGGAAGCGTTTGAGGTTGTATAAACAATAGTTGTGCCGTTAGCGACTGCAGCAGTAATTGTTCCTGTAGATAATGCGGCTTGTTGAACAACTAAAGGTAACTGGTTGCTGGAGTTAGAAGCTATTTTTATATATCCAGAGTTAAGAGTGTTATTAGTATTTGCAAATGCCTGAAAAAGTGAAGCGTTAGTGCCGCTATTTCTTATAGTACCCGTCATATAAATAGATGGAACAATAAGATTTCCGCTAACATCCATTCTTGCAAGAGCCGTTCCAGCGGAGTTTTGCCATTCTTGAAGGTTTGCTTGTTGTCCACTTTGACCAGCTACAACTAATGGAGAAGAACCTGGAGAGTTAGAAACAAAAGTAGCAGTAGATGATTGTTTGAATGAACCAAAAGCAGTTGCAGTACCAGAAGCGGTAAACGTTGCTGCTGCGTTATAGACGGTAAAGGTATATGCACCCGTTGTTCCACCAACTGCGCTGACAATAAACGTACCGTTAAAGTACGAAGGTGTTACAGCAGAAATTACTACTGTTTGACCCGCAACAAGTTGTGCAGCAGTTGTTCCGTAAGTGTAAGTTGCAACAGTAGTGGAAGAAGCAGTTGCGGCAGTTATTGCAAATGTTCCATTACCACTTGTAGTTGAAGCAGACGGACCTGCATATATTTGTCCTGCAGCATTTACTCCTGACAAAACAGTGATACCATTTGCATTTTGATATTGAATAAGGTCAGCAGTTTGATTAGTACTGCCTCTAAAAATACTGTTTATAAGAGTAGAACCGTTACTACCAAAGCTATTTCTTGAACCCGCTGGGATTGATAATCCTCCAGTAACTCCATATAAAGATATTGGTCTACCATATTGGTCTACGGTAAAAGCATATGAAGTACCTGATTGTGAAAAAGAAGCGATATTGCTGGCTGAACCGTTAGGGATTGTTATAGTTAAAGGCACAACACCTGCAGCTGAAGCCGCAAAAGTATTATTAGTTGTAAAAGTATTGCTTATATTTAATTCAGGGACAATAGTTGTATCAACAATTAAGTTATTTGATGATGTTGTTAATCCTGTACCAACATTAAGTGCAACTGTTTGAGTACCTGAGTTATAAGTTATAGGAGCAGTAGCTGTTGTTACTCCTGAAGATCCCGTCGTTCCTTGTACAGAAATTCCTTGCAATCCCTGTATTCCTTGCACACCTTGTGTGCCTTGAGAACCTGTTAGGCCTTGCAAACCCTGCAAACCTTGTATGCCTTGCAAACCCTGCAAACCTTGTATGCCTTGCAGACC